CCTCTACATGAGCTTGAGACGTAACGTTATCGGTAACCACTTTTACGCTATCTACCAGCGCTATCATGTCGTAAACCTGCCCCGCTATTTTTGTTTCTAAATCAAAGCTATCAGAGTCAGCATTTTTATCCTTTCTTATCTTTTCCATTTCAAGTTCTTCAAAACTTATAAACAAAAGATCTTGAGAAGAAATTAACCAATTAAAATAGTTAGATTCAATGCTGGAAAACGGAGTTTTGCTATAAAATTCTTTACCCTTTTCGTAAAAAGATTTAGAGCCAAATTCGTTGTCCTTGACGGCTTGTCGATAGACTTTATCCTTCCCGTTAACTTTAGTGAAATAGTCATCAACTGCCGCCGTATTGATTATCGGCAATGTGAGTGTGAAACTTCCCCCTTCAGCGGTTGATGAAGTGCTAAGACTGATTAAATATCTGCTCAAATCGACATATTGACCTATGCCCTTGCCCGTGTAAACTAATTTGTCTTTCTTAGATTCGGTAATGTAGTACAAACTCTTGAACCAGCCAAATACTTGACAAGTTGGATTCCTTTTGCTTAAACCATTTGCTCTATAACCTTCGTTTTGATATATTTTTTGTATTTCAGCATGGGCAAAGGCTACAAATTTTTCGTCATCTATTTGAAAATTAGTTTGACTTATGGCAAGTTCACGAGTAACTTTTGTTGGATTAATCCTTAAATTACACGGACAAGGCAAAGTCATATTTGCGCTTAAATCGCTAACCGTTGGCCAATTCTTTTTGCCATTAGATTTAGACCATGCTGTTTTGTCAAAAGCCGTCATCTGTCTAAAAATTAAAGCGCGGTTACTTTCAAAAAAATCCTTTTCTGAAATAGCATACACGCCAGACCGTTCCATAAAATCAGCTATGGTTTTTACGCTCGAGTTATTATGACGCAGAAAAATATATTTGTTGTTGTTTTTTGCCATTGTTAATGTGCGCCTGCTCTACCTGTTGCGGGTGCCGCTGGAGTAGGATGGTCTGTTGTCAAGTGAGTATAAATATTAGCCACTGATTCTTTTATCCCCGCGAACATTTTAGTCCATTGGTCATTAAGTTGTGTGGTATTTTGAACCATGTTGTCTTTGAAGTTATTTGTGGCAGCTTGTTCCTCGGTGTTTTTTGTAGCGTCTGACCTTAATACCTTACTGGCATCTCCGCCATTGGTAAATGCCTTTTGATAAGCGTCCATTCTTTCAGGAGCTATGTTAGGGAATAAACTTTTTAAAGTAAAGTACCCTAATGTAGTATCGGTTCCGCCATTTTGATTTTTAAGACGTTGCATGACAGATTGTATTATTTTGCCCTCATTATCCGGATTTCTCAAATCTCTGTCCAATAAATCCATCCTCCCCTTTGACTTAGGGAATAAATCTGATACTGAACTGTAAACCAAAGCCTTCATTCTATCGTTTTGCGGGTTTTGAATCATGCCCTGAAATGAAGCGATGTCTGAACCTAAGCGCTTATCTTGAGTTATGCCATTTACCGAAGAAAATGCTTGCAACATGTGGTTAGCTACGTTGTAGTTTGGTTTGTCGGACCTGTCCATGTAGCTTCCCATTACTTGTTGTTGTATGTCAAATTTTTCTTGAACCCGAGTGAAATCATCTCCACTAACCCCAGAACCCTTAATACCAGAAAGAACCGTAACCATTCTTGCTAGCGCGTCTGTTACATTTATCCCGTATCGGTCATATTGTCCGCCCTCAGTTAGAGCTCCAGATTTCATTCCTAACGATTTTTCCATCCCGTAACCTTGTATAGTCTGGTTATACCAATCGTCAGCCGTTCCCCTAGACCTTATTCGGTCGGCTGCTAAACCACCAAATTCTCCTCTATCCATACCGAAACCAACATATCTTTCTCCTAACTCACCGCCAGTGTCCATCCCGTTCTTCAAATAATCCCAAGATTCACTTCCGCTTCTACCGCCCGTGGCGGCATTCATTCCAGCTAAATTTAACAAACCCTTATTTGATTCACGACCACTCGTCATAGTTCCTATTAGCGCAGCAGCAACTCCAACAACAGCGTTCATTTTTAAAGCCATCTGAGCTGTCATCCCAGCTATCGAAGTTACTCCCATAGAAGCCCCCATCATCATTTCAGGTATGCTGCCTGAAGTGGCTCCATTCACTAGCGTTGTCATTCCTTGAGCTCCCATCAATGTTCGGTCAAATACTGGATTTGACTTACCACCTCCCATTGCTCTTGCTATTTTCCCGTCGTATTCTTCAACGCGTTTTTGAGCGGCTGTCGCTTCTTCTGAAGTCATAGCATTATCCCTGTCGTGCATGGCATCTTTTCTGCCTTCACGCATTTTATTCAAAAAAGAGTTAGGGTCTGTTCCGCCCCTTCCGCTGGTTATTTCGTCGGTCAATGCTTTTATTGCTTCGACTAAATCCAATTCAGCATTTTTCTTTTCCCCCGCCTCATCGGCGCTTATTTGTTCGTCTTCTTTGTCGTACTTTTTCCCTATTTTTTCATACTCTCCGTCCCTTAATTTTTCATATTGTTGGTCAATATTTTTTTTGTGTAACGGGTCATTTTCGTATGCCCCTCCCATAGAAGCAATGCGTTTTGCTTTTTCAATTTCAACCTGTTTATCAACGTTATCGTAATCGTTGCCCATTCGACTTTGCATGTCTGCGCGGCGAGCGTTGTATTTATCTGTTATATCTTGATTGGTTCGGTCTGATTCAATTTTCTTTACGTTTTCAATGGCTTCTTTAGCGCCCATTCCGCGTTGCTGCTGAATCTCGTTACGCACTTCGTCTATCAAACGAGTATCTGGCGCTAACGAACCTCTGCTACCTTGAGCGCCATCTTGACCTATCCGTTCGGCGTCAGGGCGACTTCCTGATACGCTATCAATTTCTTGCTTTAGTTGTTCGGCGTTTCCCCGTATATTTACTACTACATCTCCCATTATTATTCTTTTTTATCAAATTGAGACAATTCTAAATTTTCAAAAGCATCATCAATCTCGGCTTGGCTTAGAACGTTGCTGTCTTTGTTTTCATAATAACCTACCGATTCATAATCCTTATCGCTTACATCATTGGATTTAGATATCCTCTTGTTTATATCTAGCTCTTCTTGATAGTCGATAAGCATATCTATGAAGTTCATTTCACGATGAGTCACGGAACCAAATGGCACATTATATTTTTTTCTCCACCAATAATCTATTGGGAAGGAATGCCATTGTTCTAAAAACTCACTCGCCTTCCTTCTCAGTGTCTTCTGCTGTTGCAACATCTGGCTCGCTGGATAAATAAAGTTCTCTTGAAACTGATTCGTACCAAGGCAACAATTGTTGTTTATAAAACTCAATAAGCTCTTTAGCGGCCAAAGGATCCATTTTTGTGTAATCTTCCAACTCCAACATACGCTTTACTTTAGGGCAAAGTACTTGAATAAATACTATTGCGTCCACTAAATCTAGTGCTAAATACATTGATTTAATTCCGGAAGCCGACATAGAACCATAACGATTATTAGTCAATGCTAACTTCATTGATTCCATATCTAGAAGCTGCCCCACGTTAGGGAATTTTACAATTAACTTTTCGCCTTTAAATGTACAAGCGTGTTCTTTTTCAATCATAATTTTCAATTTTTATATTAATTCTAATAAACAAAAAAGGCACTCCGTTTTTACAGAGTACCTCTTTTAATAGTTGATTTCACATTAAAGAACGCTGTTGAACAAAATAGGTTCAAGATACTCAAATTCAGTATCGCGTCCGGAAATTTGCCCTTCTTGAATATCAAACCCCTCACGGGTTACAAATGCTGCATTAATCTTAGCAAAAGTTTCAAACTTTGCTTTAATTTGACCAGTTTTGATATCGATAGCCCCGTCTTTTACTTTTCGCATTATAGCTATTTCTAAACCATCTTCTTGCAAAAGTAATGCATTTGTCCAGTCTTCGATGGAAGCCGAATTACGAAAACTACCCCTGACCATTTTATTAGCCAAAAGATTGAAATTGATAGTGTACGAGGAGCAAGATAAAGAACCGCTCCATTCTACTGGAGGAAGTTCATCTGGGTTGAACCGACCTATCCCCGTAACCTTGCTTCGGCGGATATTTTCAGTAACTCGAACGCTCTTCATCTTACCGATAGTTATCCCATCGATTTGTATGATTGCGATTGGCGCCGTCATTACCTTTTCGTTTTTATTAGCCATATTTGTATGTTTAAAATTTTTTGTTTATATTACACGGTGAAGTCAAGCATATTTCCGATAAAGAACATTTTGTTGTTCGGCACATTTGGCACAAAATCGTAAGTAATGAAGAAATCTCCATTTACGGCTGTCACCTTAACGTTTTTCCAAGTTATAATAAGATTATCATTTCCTGGTCTGGCAACTCTTGAAGCTAATTTAGTTTCGGTGAAGTTCTTTAAACTTTCAGGAGAAGCTTGAGCAACAGTGTCGCCTGTAAACCGAGCAGCAGCATCAATTATGAGTTCCTTGTTCAGTTGAGCTTTAATAAGCGCAATTGATAACTCGAGACTTTCTCCATCGTCAGCGATAGTCTTTAGATTGTCTTGTATCGTTGTTATGCCTTGATTTATACACCAGTACCCGTTCACGTTACGAACGTGCATTATACCAGCTTGTAAAGCATTAACCCGTTCTTGCTTTTTCAAATCATAAACGAAGTTTTTGTACCCAATACGTTTGAAAGTTAATGGAGTTTGAGGAGCAAGGCTCGCATTCAACCCTATGACTGAAGCTGCAAGGTAAATTGACGGAAGGCTTTTATTTCCGTTTTTATCTTTTCGAACGTCTTCGGGGGAACCGTGAACGGTCACAACTTGTTCGTCGTTATAATATTTTGCAATTGCTTCTGAAGTACCAACTTCTCCAAATAAATCATCGTCTTTTTCGCCGCCGCCTATAACCATAAACTGGGTGAACTTTGCTTCATTCTTCAAGAAAGCGTGAAGTAATCCGTTAGTGGCGGTATCAGCTCCCATTACGCCATATTTGTCGCATAAAAAGAATGTAACATCAAGTTCTGATATCGCTTCAAGAACCGCTTTATATTCATTATCGACGCTGGTAGTGGCTCCTCCTGTGAATACTTCCAATGGGCGAGTTGCTAAATCTCCCAACAATAGTTGATTTGCAGAAACTAAGAAATTAGCCGTCATTACTTTATTGCTAATTGCCCAAGCTTTAAGTTCGTTAATCGACGTACATTCAGGACTTTCAGCCAGTAAAATTGGAGCGGAGTTATCGTATGATTTAGTACCATACACTTCGCCATCTTTGTCAACTCCGGACCAAGTTCCTTTATAAACTTGAAGTATAAACAAAAATGGAGTACTGCCTGTTATTATTTTTGCTGCATACCCAGTTTTTAATATACTGGAAGTTTCTGCGTCTAAAACTCCGTTACCAACTATGCCTTCGTTTTTGCAAGTAAAAGTTATATCCCCTTTTGTTCCCATTGATAAGACAAGACTGGCTGGAACGGTCGTGGCCGCTCTGGTGTAATACAACTTAGGAATACCAACTGAACCTTCTATCGGCATAAACAACTTCTTTGCTATGTCGGCAACAGGTCCTCCGTTGACAAATGCGGAAAAATCTTCCCAAGCGGTAAATTCATATATCGCCTTTAATCCCTTTGCATTAGTTCCTTTAATTCCGGAACCTCCCGAAAACTCAACCCCATTCGATAAGCTTAACCCCGTATCTATAATCATAGCGTTGCCAAAATTAGCAACATTCGCTACCGATGTAGGATTATAGACCGTTGCGGCATAACTTCCTGGTTCTATGCAGTTCTTGCCCTGAAAATTAACAACTGTACTCATAATTATAATTTTTATTTTGTTTATATTATTACTTGTTCAAACATTTTACCCTTGAATACGAAATTTTTTATTATCTCGTCACAAACTGTTTTAGGAACAGTTAATTCGTATTTGAATGATAAATTTAATACTTTATGAAATATGGCCACTGGTATTAAATCATCTTGCATCATTATATCATTTCCAGATATTCGTGGAAGTCTAAGTCCTAAAAGTTCAAGATGTGGGGACAATATCAGCAGCATTGATTTTAATACATTATATACCACACCAACTTCGCTTGAGTTATCGCCCGTTATCATTATTTGATAATTACTTTCCATCATCTGCGTAAGCGTATCCCTTTCTTTTTCAACTCCATCGGAATTTATTTCAGTATCAGTTTGATACCCTTCTCCTAATCCTATTGAGCCATCGCAAGCCGATTCAGCGGGTAGCATAATGTGTAACGATAAATCTTTTGCTACTTGAAAATTATACCCAAAATTAACGCTTAAAAATTGGGTCTTAAGAAAAATCTTTTTAGCTTGTTCAAAGTAATTATAGTTGTTTAATCTAATAGCTTGCCCGTCCGAGTTTTCTCCGAGCATTCTATATAATATGCTTTTTTTTGGTTCAGCTGTATTCTCAACAATATTATCCTTCAAAACCCTTTTAATGGTTTCAAGAGTATTGTATATAATTATTTCAGGTATTACAATTGCACTCATAATGTTGCGTCTAAATATTTCAAAGATTCATTATTCACTATTGTATCGACATCTGTTGTTTGAACGGCTTGTTCTGATAAATGTACCGCTTTTAATCCCCTGTGTATCCAACTCAAGGGGTCTGAATTTGAACTAACTCTCCTGAAAGTGCCATACGTATTTTGAGTGGAATTTGCATACACGCCAGTGCGCTTTCCTAACCCATCGTACAAAGAATTTTTATGTTGATATTCGGCGAATAAAACAGCCGCCGATTTAGGGGAAGTTATTTCAGC